GCCTATAGACCCCTATGTATTGGGTGTTTGGTTAGGAGATGGTGCTTCGGCACAAGGGCACATAACAAGCCATGATAAAGATGCCGTTTACATTCGTGCAGAGTTTGATAGTAGGGGATATAAAACCACAGATCAAAAAACAAAATATTTATTTGGTACCCTAGGGTTAAAAACAAAACTTAGGGACTTAGGGGTATTAAATAACAAACATATTCCAGCAGACTATTTATCTGCGAACCCTGTGCAACGTAGAGACTTGTTAAAAGGGTTGATGGACTCCGATGGGAATGTAACTAAAAAAGGGCAATGCTTTTTCTCGCAAAAAAGTTTAGCGTTTATAACTCAAGTACGAGAGTTACTATGTAGCTTGGGGATTAAAAATAGTCTACAGACCACAGAGGCCAAAATATATAATAAAAGTTATGGGTTGACCCACCGCCTATCTTTTTATGCTTCTGATATTGCTAATTTACCCAGAAAAGAAGCACGTACATTGAAAACACCCCCAGCTTTTGGGCGCTATATACAGGTTGAAAAGCTAAACACCCCAGGCGATGTGCAGTGTATTAAAGTTGGTAGAGAAGATGGACTGTTTCTAGCGGGCAAAGGGTATCTAACTACGCACAACACAAAATCTGAATTTGCTTCTTACCTGCTTCCAGCGTGGTTTTTAGGGCAGTTTCCTAAGAAAAAAGTTATGCAGATAAGTAATACAGGAGAGTTAGCTGAGGGCTTTGGTCGTAAGGTGCGTAACTTAGTAGACTCTGATGAGTACAGACGCATTTTTCCAGATGTTAAACTTCGCACAGATTCCAAAGCGGCAGGACGATGGAATACTAACCACCAAGGGGATTATTTTGCTGCTGGTGTTGGGGGTACTGTAACGGGGCGAGGAGCTGACTTGCTTATTATTGATGACCCTCATTCTGAAAACGATGCCGTTATAGCGCAGTATAACCCTGAAATTTACGATAAAGTGTTTAGTTGGTATTCGTCAGGGCCAAGGCAGCGGTTACAACCTGGGGGGGCTATAATTATCGTTATGACTCGATGGAGTCTCGCGGATTTAACGGGGCAAATATTAGATCACTCTGCTAAAAATGGTGGGGATCAATGGGAAGTGGTGGAGTTTCCTGCAATAATGCCAAGTGGTAGACCGCTATGGCCTGAATTTTGGAGCATAGAAGAGCTAGAAGCTGTCAAAGCTGAAATTCCAGTAGGTAAATGGCAAGCTCAGTATCAACAACAACCCACATCGGAAGTCACAGCGATTATTAAACGTGAGTGGTGGCAAAAATGGCCTAAAAAAGACCCTCCACCCTGTGACTATGTACTTATGTCCATGGATACAGCGTTTGAAAAGAAAACAAGTGCTGATTATAGTGCCATTGTTATCTTTGGGGTTTGGAGTAACCCAGAAGATGGAGATCAGCCTAACTTAATTTTATTGGAGGCATGGCGGGATAGGCTTGAGTTTCCTGATTTAAAAATTAAAACGCTAGAGATGTACGAAGAATGGCAGCCTGATGGGATAATAATAGAGAAAAAAGCATCTGGAGCACCCCTTATATATGAGCTTAGACGCATGGGCATACCCGCGCAGGAGTTTACTCCCTCTCGTGGACAGGATAAAATTTCTAGGCTTAACGCTATATCGGATATATTTGCCTCAGGTAAAGTATGGGCTCCTGCTACACGTTGGGCGGACGAGGTTATTAATGAGGTAGCGTCATTTCCTTCTGGTCGTAACGATGATTTTGTTGACGCTGTCAGTTTAGCATTATCTAGGTTTCGTTCTGGGGGGCTTATTAGTTCTGCTAAAGATAAAGATATGGATGACGACCTTTGGTCATATAGAAGAAAGGCTAGCTACTACTAAGGCATGAAGTGTTATATAAAACTATTGGTGGGGGTGTGCGGAGTATTAATGACTTCCTGTACAAATTTTACTTGCAGCCCATCAGTATTTCCTATATACGATAGTGGTGTAACAGAACAAACTATAATTAATCCTACTGGGATTATGTTTAAAATCAATTGCAAAGAGGTAGTGATATGTCAGTCGGTAGTCAAATAGAAGCAGCAGCAATATCAACTTTTGTAGACTTAATAGGTCATGGGAATGTATTTACAAGAATTGTTAGTGAAATTGAACGAACTAATGCAGCAATGCCAAGCACTACTGGCAAAGATAAACGAGCTAAAGTATTGGCCGATCTTGATATTATTTTTGATGACTTAATAGAGCCCATAGCTAAAAATATTATCAATCTTCTAATCGAGTTAGGTGTTGCATACACGTATGCGCAAAACCCAGTATTAGGACAAGTTGCTCAACAGGTTGGTAACGTAGTTACTAATGAACTTAACGCATCAAACAGACCAGAATTAGTATGAGCCTAGAGCCTTATAATTTAGTTAAAGCCATGCTGATGTGTCTGATTGTCGGNGCTATAGGCTTACTTGTTGGTGCAGAAGCAAAAGCATCTACATGTAGAAGCCCTGCCGTTAAACACCAATTCGATATACAACAAGGGTATCCTTATGGACGTAAGGGTTATATTGTCGATCATATTTGTGCATTAGCTCAAGGGGGTCTTGATTCTACGATTAACATGCAGTATCAGACTATCGCTGAAAGCCATGCTAAAGATAAGATAGAGAACACCACAAAAGGTAAGGAATTATATTGCACTCCTGAGAACTCTACTCCAACTAGACAAGTATTTAATTGCAAATGAATCTGAAACAACAATTAGAGTTTGAAGAAGGTAGGCGATTAAAAGCCTATACTTGTACAGCAGGCCACAAAACGATTGGTATTGGTCATAACCTTGACGTCAAACCTGCGTTTAATGGTCAACGCATCCCAGATATAATTAGCGATCAGATATGTGATCTTATTTTTGATCGTGACCTTAACGATACAATTACGCAACTTAATTTTGTTTGGTTAGCCAATACTAAATTAGACCCTGCTAGGAGAGATGCTGTTATTAATATGTGTTTTCAATTAGGTATTAATGGGGTTATGAAATTTAAACTAATGCTTAATGCGCTGGAAAGATCTGATTGGGTAGCTGCAAAAGCACACGCCTTAGATAGTTCATGGGCGAAACAAACACCTGAACGCGCAGAGCGAGTAGCTGAGCAATTATTAACTGGGACTTACTATAAAGTTTAATAGGACGCATAAATGATAGATAAAAGTATGAACCCTGCTCCACAAGGCATAGCTAGTTTAGCAGGAGCAGAACCTGACCTTGAGGTTGAGATCGAAAACCCAGACGATGTGACTATGAGCATTGGTGGAATCGAGATTGATCTAATGCCTGATCGTGAGGATGATTCGTTTAATGATAACTTGGCTGAATATCTAAGTGATTCCGAACTTCAAATGCTGGCAGGAGAGCTGCTCGCTGATTTTGATGATGATATTGCTTCAAGAAAAGATTGGATAACGACATATACTGACGGCATAGAACTGTTGGGTATGAAGATCGAGGAAAGATCGGAACCTTGGGAAGGTGCTTGTGGTGTGTATCATCCACTTTTATCTGAAGCAATTGTTAAGTTTCAAGCTGAAACGATGATGTCCTCTTTTCCAGCAGCGGGTCCTGTACGAACTCAGATTATAGGCAAAGAAACGCAAGATAAAAAAGATTCAGCAGCTCGTGTTCAAGATGATATGAACTATCAGTTAACTGATGTAATGGACGAGTTTAGACCTGAGCATGAACGTATGCTTTGGGGATTAGGTATGTCAGGTAATGCTTTTAAAAAAGTATATTTCGATCCACATCTGGATAGACAAGTATCTGTATTTGTTCCAGCGGAGGACTTAGTCGTGCCTTATGGGGCGATGAATTTAGAACAAGCAGAACGCGTAACACATGTGATGCGTAAAACAGAAAATGAGTTACGTAGACTACAAGTCGCAGGTTTTTACAGTGATGTTGATCTTGGTGAACCGAGCAACACATTGGATGATGTTGAAAAGAAAATTGCTGAAAAGATGGGTTTTAGAGCAACCTCTGATGATCGGTATAAGATTTTAGAAATGCACGTTGACTTAGACCTGCCAGGATTTGAACATGAAGAAGACGGTGAATTTACAGGAATTGCCCTACCCTATGTTGTTACCATTGAAAAAGGAACAAGCACCATTCTTTCTATTAGGCGAAATTGGGAGCAAGATGATAAGTTATATAAAAAGCGGCAGCATTTTGTGCATTATGGCTACGTTCCTGGTTTTGGGTTTTACTGTTTTGGGCTTATCCATCTTGTCGGTGCTTTCGCTAAGTCTGGCACATCTCTCATTAGACAACTTGTTGACGCGGGCACGCTCTCTAATTTACCGGGGGGGTTTAAAACCAGAGGGATGAGAGTAAAAGGCGATGATACACCAATCGCTCCCGGTGAGTGGCGAGATGTAGATGTTCCATCAGGCACAATGAGGGACAATTTTGTGCCCTTACCATATAAAGAACCAAGCCAAACATTAATGACTTTGTTAGGTCAAATTATTGATGAGGGTAGACGGTTTGCTAATGCGGCGGACTTACAAATATCCGATATGTCAGGGCAGGCTCCTGTAGGAACTACACTTGCAATTCTTGAAAGAAATACTAAAGCCATGTCAGCTATCATGGCTAGAGTTCATTACGCCTTTAAACAAGAACTAGGGCTACTTAAAGGCATTATTGCTGCATATACTCCTGAAGATTATGAGTATGATCCAGAAGTGGGCAACAGAAGGGCTAAAAAATCAGATTATGATATGGTTGAAGTTATACCTGTATCTGACCCTAATGCCTCTACAATGGCTCAAAAAATTGTACAGTACCAAGCGGTTCTCCAACTGGCTCAGTCTGCTCCTCAAATTTATAACATGCCGTTATTACATAGGCAGATGTTAGATGTGTTGGGCGTTAAAGAAGCGCATAAGTTAATACCTATGGATGAGGATCAAAAACCAACTGATCCTGTTACAGAAAATCAAAATATGTTAGCTATGAAACCTGTTAAGGCGTTTGTAGCGCAAGATCATAAGGCTCATATTGCGGTTCACATGGCTGCGATGCAAGACCCTAAAATACAGCAACTACTTCAAAGCAACCCTGCTGCTCCTCAAATAGCGGCATTGGCTCAAGCGCATATTGCTGAACATTTAGGGTTTGAATATCGTATACAAATCGAACAGCAATTAGGATTCAATCTCCCTGCGCAAAAAGATGAGTCTGGAGAAGAACAACACATGAATCCCGAAGTTGAAGCTAGATTAGCACCATTGGTAGCTCAAGCGGCTCAACAGTTATTGCAAAAGAATCAAGGTGAAGCTGCTCAACAACAAGCGCAACAGCAAGCTCAAGACCCGCTTGTTCAAATGCAACAACAAGAGTTGCACCTCAAACAGCAAGAGCAACAACGAAAAGCTCAAAAAGATCAGCTTGATGCGCAAATAAAAATGCAGCAACTTCAAGTCGAAAGAGAAAGGATTCAAGCTCACCAACAAACTGCTGCGGAACAAACTAGAGTAACGGCTTTAACTAATGCGGCTAAACTTGAAGTGGCTAAAACAAATGATGCCAGCAAAATAAAAGTACAGGCATTGACAGAAGCGGCAAAACTTACAGCTGAAAATAAAAGAGTTGCTATCGATACAAAAGTTAACACTTTAAAAACAGCCGCTCAATTGACTGAGCAAAAACGCCAACATGATACTCGTCTTGCTCATGAAGGTATGCAAAATGCACTAGATCGTGGTCAACAAAATAAACCAATAGAAGGTGAATAATGGATGCGTTTGAGGTAATTACTTTTCAAATAAACGAGCAAATACAAAATGTAAACGAGGCGATTACATCGGGTCGCCCAGACACCTTTGATGAGTATAAAAGACTCTGCGGAGAGGTTCGAGGTCTACTCTTTGCTAGAGATATAGTAAAAGACCTTAAAAATAAAATGGAAAACTCAGATGACTAAAACGGTACAAAAAATATTGGTAGGCACAAACCCTTCCAATCCGCAGGTAGTTGGCGCGATTGATTTAGAAACTAGTGCTGAAGAGAAAGCAACACAATTACCCACACCGTCAGGATACCACATATTATGTGCCGTTCCAGATGTCGAAAAAGAGTATGGCAGTGGCATTATTAAAGCTGATATGACTGTTAGGCATGACGAGGTCTTAGCAACAGTTCTTTTTGTAGTTGCGGTAGGCCCTGATGCTTATAAAGATAGCTCAAGATTTCCAAGTGGGCCTTGGTGCAAAGTAGGAGACTTTATTCTTGTTAGACCTAATGCGGGCTCTCGAATAGATATACATGGTAAAGAGTTTCGTCTTATTAATGATGATACTCCAGAAGCAGTTGTTTTAGACCCTCGTGGCATTAAACGTAAATAAGGAACAGTCCATGTCAGCACAATTTAATGATGAATATAAATTTCCAGACGAAGTAGAAAACGAATCGTACGGTATAGAAATTGAAATAGAAGATGACACGCCAGAAGAAGATCGTGGTCGTCAACCTATGCCTAAACATATTGTAGAAGACTTAGATAATGATGAGTTGGAAGAATATGATGAAAGTGTTAAGCAAAAGCTTAAACAACTTAAAAAAGTTTGGCACGATGAGCGCAGAGAAAAAGAACAAGCTTTACGTGAACAGCAAGAGTCTATTGCTTTGTCAAAAAGATTATATGAAGAAAATCAAAAGTTACGATCTGCATATAGTACAGGTGAGAAAGAATATATAACCACATCACAGCAAGCGGCTCAAATGGAAGTGGCCGCTGCAAAAAGAATGT